TTCTCCCAAACCAAGGTATGTGAGAAGACCAGCTACATCCTTTCCACTCAAATTGGTAAGCGTATTGTCCAGCGGTTGTTTACCTGCCAGCGCATTAAGCATTGTCGTGGCAAAGTTCGGATCATTCCCCAGTGCCGCCGCCAGTTCGTTCAGTGTATCCAGTGCCGCAGGTGCAGAACCCACCATTGCCGCAATCGCCGATTTCACAAATGCCGTGGTGGCAATTTGTGTATTGTTGACCGACTGTGCCGCAGTAGGTGCGGTTGGCGTTCCGGTGAGTGCCGGACTCGACAGCGGCGCTTTCAGTGCCAGCGCATTGTTAATGGTGGTACTGAATTTCGGATCATTGTTAATGGCTGCGGCTATTTCTTTCAGCGTGTCCAGCGTGGCTGGCGCACCATTAATAAGAGCCGTCAGAGCCGCCTGAACAAACTCGGTGGTCGCAATCTGCGTGGTGTTATTCCCTGCTGCTGGCGTTGGCGCTTTGGGTGTCCCGGTAAACGTCGGACTTTCTTTGGGTGCATACTGTGAATGCGGGTCCGGTGCGGCAAGATGTTTTGCCATCTGATCATCCGCGTACACCTTCAGCTCCAGTGCCTTGTCATCCACATACTTGCGGGTTGCCAGCACTACAGCAGGGTCGATTTTCAGGGTGATATTGTCCGTGCTGCTGGTAATCAGCACCATGCGCACGGTCTGAGTGCGCCCGCTACCTTCAGCCAGTTGCGGCTTATAGCTTTCCGGGCAGTTGCCCACGGCAATCAATGCCCCGGACTCATCAAACAAGCCCACTTCACGTATCCACCAACCGCCCTCGTTTTCAGGGATCACCTGTTCGGCAATAATCTGGCTGCTGTTCTGCGGGTCGATATAAAGCATATTCAGCGCAGCCCGGCGTTTCTCATTTACCAGTGCCGTCTGCTTTGCGTCCGGCGTTGGCAATACTCCACCGCCATCGCCCACCGCCATATGGGTAATTTTTAGCGGCACACCGAGCGCGGCGGCGCTGGCAAGTTTCGCCGCGCCAATATCCGTCAGCAGGGTATAAAATTTTGTGCTCATGGATTCACTCTCATTGTGTCAATAACATGGACCGCCCCGCCTTCATGCGCGGTGCCACCGGAAATAATCGTTTCGTTGATATACGGATAGATCGTGATTTCTTCGCCAAGATAGCTGGCGGCTCCCACCCAATGCGGGCCGCTGGTCTGCAGATTGATGGACATGCCGATCATGTGGCGGCTACATGGTTTGGCATCGCTTATCAGTCGCTCAAGTTCCAGATAGGTATCTTCAGTGATGCCCTGGTCCTGCACGCCGATATCCAGGCGAAACGTGCCCGGTGTTTCTCCGGTCTGCCACCACTCAATAATGCGGATCAGGAATCCGAACGGCTCCACCACCCGCCGCACGGCACTGGTGGTCCCTTTATGCTGATGAATATAAAAAGCATCCTTCACCACCTGGCGCTTGACGCTTTCTGTCCAGCCCTCGTCCCAGCGATCCACAGAGAACGCCCAGGCGAGATAAGGCAGGAAGCTGACCGGACAGGTAGCCGGATTCCACAAGTCACGCAGCGGCACCTGCAGATCAGAAATCCCGCTACAGGTTTGCGCCAGTCGGCGCTCCAGTGAAGTTGAACCCGGTGGCAGCAGACTATTCATCCGTTCCTCCGTTGGTTACGCTCCACTGCGTACATGATGCCGCCTGTGTTTTGTTCAGGACCACATCCGCCAGCGGAGAAGCCAGTTCCACACGTTGAACACCCTCAACATGCAGAGCAGCAAAGATGGCGCTACGGCGAATATCCCGACCAAGCCTCGTCTGGCTGGCAATGTACTTCTGCAGACTGGCTTTTGCCGCTGCCATTACCGGCTCTGCTTCCGGTCCCGGATAGAGAAAAATGGTGGCTTCCACGCGATACGGGATGATTTCTGCGCTGCGAACCGTAAGACGGTCAGCCACCGGGCGGACGTTCTCACTGTTCAGAGCTTTTTCCACCACGTCCAGCAGGTCTTTTTCTGCAGTTCCATCGCCTTCGCGGCTAAGGACAGTCAGCACCACCTCTGCAGGTGCCGGGCTGGTTGCACTGGCATCCGCTACCCGACCGTCGGCACTTCGGGCATGAAATTCATAAGCTGCAGTTGGCCCCGCAACAGAAAGCCCTTCAAAGGCTGCAGGCACACGCAGGCGTAACGCTTCATCGCTTTCCATCACAGCTGCAACGGGCGGCACAGCATCATTATCAGCAGGCGTCACCGTCAGGCGTGTCACGTTGTAGTTGGCAGCGAGCTGGTCAAGATCGCCGCCCATCGCGTAAGCCACCATCACCGCCTGCGCGGCTTCGTTAATGCGCTGGCGCAGAAGCAACTCACGGTAAGCGTTCTCCTGCAACAATTTAGTGACGGGTTCAGATTCCAGTTCCAGCGTGCGGATCACGGCTTCCTGCTCATCTTTCGGATGAAGCGCAACAAATTGGGCCTTGCGTTCGGCAAGCAGCGTCTCAAAGTCCGGCACATCCACAATCTGCGGTGCAGGCAACTGCGAAAGGTCAATCACTGCCATTCTCTGCTCCTGTTGATACGGAAAGGGACACAGGCACACCGTTATTCCGCCGCCCGGTCAGCTCCACCACCATAGAACCGTCAAAGTTGCTGTTGATGGTGATGGAATCCAGCGTCAGCCGTGGCTCCCAGCGACTCAGCGCCACATACACTGCCGACATGACCTGCAGGCGTAATGCCGGATTTTGTGGCTGATCTATTAAAACCGACAGGAGGGAACCATATTCCCGGCGGGCAATGCGGCTACCCTGCGGTGTCAGCAGAATGTCCCGCACCGACTGGCGCAGATGATCAATATCAGTAATGACTTTGCCGCTGGTATTGTTCATCCCGCTATAAAGCGTCATACCGGGCCTCCGGTTGTATCGCCGCCTTTCAGGACGCCAGTATGCTGATGCGCATCAACAACAATCCCGTTAGAGCTCATCGCTCCGCCGCCCTGGGTAACGCCACCATTGATCACCACTTCGCTGTTAATGCGCGTGCGGTCAGCCTCCAGCACAAACTCACTGGTTTTCAGGGTGATATTGTCAGCGGCCTCAATGACCATTGATTTGATGCCCCTGACATACCAGCGCCCGGTGGCGGGTTCGTATTCAAACCAGCCGCCGTCCGGGTATTCCGTCACGTTGCCGTCCTCAGAGCCTGAAGGTGGCGGAAACTGGTTTGAGTAGACCGCAGGCAGGGCAAACGCGGTTTCCAGATTGCCGCCAAGGCTGAACAGCACAACCTGCTCACCCACAGACGGTTTCCACCAGGTGCGCGATTTGCCCGCGCGCAGTGTCAGCCAGTTAATCCAGTTGGTTTCGAGGTCGCCAGTTTTCACCCGACACAGCCAGTTTGCCCTGTCCACTTCGGTGACTACACCTGTGCGGATCAGGTTGGTGATAAGGCGCATGATTTCGGTTAATTGTGCGTTCATAGGGAAAGGTTGCCATCAGGGGAAGAAAGGCGGCAGTGCTGCAACTTGTATCAGTGCTGATACAAAGATCACCCCGCCAGCCATTGCAGAATCATGTCGCGGGTCATTGCCTCAACATCATCATTTACACCCAGAAGGCGACGCTCTGCGTAACGCACCTCCGGTCCCTTACGACTGACGCGATCTCGCAGGCCGTAATGGTGAACGCGGGCAATGCGCTGCACCTTGCCTTCAAACTGCACGCTGGCAGAGTCGGCGCTGGCGGCAGTTTTCAGGTATTTTGTGGTGCGCAGCTTTGTAAACATCTGACGTTTGATGCGCCCCTTTTTGCTGCGTGCTGTTACTCTGCGCGGCTCATAACTGCTGCCATCTGGATTGCGCTGCATCCTGATGTTCTGTTGCTGTGTCCGGCGCAGTTCCTGCGCCAGCTGACGCATCATGCGGCTTCTTGCGACTGGCTCCAGATTCGCCAGCAAGGCACTCAGCCAGTCGTCTACTTTCTGCAGTTCAGCCACGTTTCACCGTCCACATTTCTTCAGGTTCATCGGGTTCCGTTATCGCTTCAACGCTCGACACACTTCCGTCAGTGCTGACCAGCACACGCTCCGTCAGCTGCAGGTTCAGGCTGATATCACAGACATCGTTGCGCAGAATATCCACTTCAAAGGTGAATAGCTTTTCCCGTAACGTCGGGTTATTGATGGCATCAGACTGGTTATCTCGCAGCCACAGCAAAACCGGGGCCATCAGCAGATTCTGGTCGCCGCTGAAATCTTCAATCACCACGTTAAGGGTGTAGCGGTACTCCCATGACATGGAGCTGGCCCCGGTGGCAACCAGCGAACCGTTATCCACAAACAGATGCAGTTTGTCCGGGTTATTACGGACATAAGGCACTGCTTTATTGAGGGCGTGGCGCAGGGATTGTGGTTTGTTCACTGTTTCGCTCCTGACACGCAATAATCATGTCCACTTTGTCTGCACAGACCGCCCAGGCGCCCTCCGTTTCATCCAGCAATGCGTTCAGATCACCGTTATTGTGTGGCGCTGCCTGATCCAGCTGACACGGCGTCACTCGCGGACAACCACTGACGGTAAGCTGCACCTCCGGTGAGTGCCGGACGTTCCCGCAGCCGGATAATGTCAGCAGGCAAAGGAGTATCAGCCCAGCGGCGTAAATCCTCGTTCTCACGTTTCAGTTCCTCAATCCGGCGTTGTCGTTGTCTCAGCAGTGCACTGGTCTGTTCTGCTTCGGCATAGAGCCGCGCCTGCTCCCGGTTGTTAGTTTCAGTCAGAATGGACAGGCTGATAAGCTGGTTGTTGCTCTTTGCCAGCGCCTGGCTTTTGCTCTGCAGCTCGTCTGCCTGCGTGCTGATGGTCTGGCTGGCATCAGCCAGCCGCCACGTCTGCCAGCCCAGCGCCGTCAGTAATAACGCCAGCACACCCAGCAGCAACCGGTTCATGCTGCTACCTGTTGCGCCATCTGATTACGGGTGATCCAGAAGGCAATAACGGTCAGTAGATAAAAGACCAGGGTAATAGCCCACTCCGTCCAGGCGAGACTTACGACAATCAGCAATCGCATCACCCAGCTGATAAATACGTTTTCTTTTCGGGTAATTGTCTTCAGCAAAGATGCCCTCAACTCCTGCCAGAGCGGGCCATTCTTAATTAACGCAGCCAGTGCTACCGGAATTACCGCCCATGTCAGCAAACAGGCTACCCAAACGCCGGACGCTGCCAGTACCGGAAAAATCCCCTGCGGATACACCATTGCGGCGATTAACAGCGCCATCCATAACATCAGAAACAGCCCGCTGATTAATTTCTTTTTCATTTCAGTTTGCTCCCTGTAAACACCAGACCATCTCCCGCGCACGGCGGTTATCCAGCCCCTGATTAAACACACCTTTTACATAAACCCAGCGCGGCAACTGTCGGCACGCATCCGCCCAGCGCCGCTGATTGAGTAATTTCACCAGCGTGGAACTGCAGGCATTGCCCGTTCCCACGTTGAAGGCAAACGACACCGCAGCGTCATATACCTTCTGCGGCGGCTGTTGTTTCACACACCTTTCCAGCGCCCGCTCCACACGCAGCACGTTGGAAATCAGTCCTTCTGCTGCCTGTCGTTCCGTAATGGTTTTGCCGGGAATAACGCCTGACGTGTTACCAATGCCGTCGGTCCAGACGCCCGCGCTGCACTGATACGGCTGCAGACGACAGCCTTCGTAATCGGCAATCAGTTTCAGCCCCTCCACGGAGGTGTGAAGCTGCTGAAACCCCGGCAGCGTGGCAGCAATAGCCAGCACGGCCCCGACAAGGCAGCGTTTAACGATTGATGGATTCATAGTCCTCCCGCGAGATCTGCCCGTCACGCAGAAGCTGGTAGGCTTTGTGTTTGTAGTACCAGTTGATAGCCAGCATCAGCACACCAATCATCAGGCCGCCCAGCGTTGAGGCATCCTTGATGGACAAATCGCCCAGCCAGGCCAGCACAACGGCGATGCAGTACGTGATAAAGGCGCTGATTCGCTCAAGCGTCATAATTCAGTCCCATAGCTGGACGGTCTGCACGGTGGTGGTGGTCGGAATGTCCGGCAGCTCCACCTGCAGCCCGTGAGGTAAAAAGGGGCCATATTCGGCAAGCCCCGGATTTGCCTTCAGTACCTGCTCCGTGACACCCTGCGTGCGCCCGTAATGACGCCAGCAAAGCGCGTCCACCGTGTCATACTGATGCGCACGCACTTTCATCAGATAAGCTCCACTGTGCAGTGCGGCGCATCCTGCACCCGACTGATGGCCCAGCGGGCGTCACGCCACAAATCACCGCTGGATTCCGCCAGTTCCTCGCCTCGCTTCACACCGGATGCCGTGGCGTCATAGTCCTGGTATCGTTCGTTGAGCATGGCGCGTGCCCAGCAGTAAACCGCGTTGAAATAGTGCTGAATGCGCTCACTTTTGCCGTCCAGCTGTTCCGCCGGAACCTCAGCCAGCGACACATACCCCAGCATCTGCTGACGTCTGCGAAACTCATACAGCTCTGCGTTGACCTCCGAAATTGCCGACAGCGCAACCTGCTTTAAACGCGGCTGCGTCACCGTGCCGTCAGTGCGCATGACACTGCGAAACTCCGACAGGTCCACATCAGGCCAGAACGGCGTATTTCTGATGATTTCCGCCTGTTCCGGTGCCTGTTCTGGCGCAACAAACTTCATGCTGCTTTCTCCTGAAATAGAGGGCGGTGGACGGGGTTTTGATGTGGCAGTGCCTTTCGCCACCCCGTGCCGCCCGTGCGCGGGGGCACGTTCTGTCAGCGGCTGTCATTGCGCAGTCTGCGCTCCAGCTGCTGTTTGTCTTTTTTCACGCCACAGCGGGGATCAAGCTGTAACGCATGGTTGAGATGATTAAGGGCGGAAGCCGGATTGCTTTCACTCAGAACAGCGCCAATCGCTTTATGCAGACGCGCCCGTGACTGGTCCGGCATATCCAGACCGTCTGTCAGCTCCAGCGTCTGCAACAACAGATCGGCATCAAAGCCGGTGGCGGCAAGCATTGCGCTCTGCGCGGCGTCTGCCATTTCCTCTGCCAGCACGGTCTGCACGTTGCGGTTACCCAGCGGCATCACCCAGCCATGACGCAGGGCATGACGCCCGATCTCCAGCGCCCCGGCATAATCTCCGGCATCAATGCGCCACAGCATCACGTACATCAGCACGTCATCCTGTTGAGCGCCTCCGGCAGCCAGGACACCCTCTGCCCAGGCGGCGTACTTCGGCAGCAGCTCCACCTTGATTTCCGCTTTTTTGACCGTGGACTGAACGCCCTTGAGACGGCGGCGGTCTTCCGCCAGTTGCAGCAGCATCAGGTCATAGCCCGATGCGTGGCGAACACTGCCGCCCTCGCGGGCGGCCTGTTCAGCCTGAACGCGCAGGCGATGCTGCCGTGCGGGACTCAGGCTCATGGATTACGCTCCGGTTTCGGCTGCGGCGGCGCTGAAATCACCAATCTGGATGTTTTCCACCAGTGCGGCGCAGCGGTAGTCCTCAACCACATAGGCTTCATTAACGGATTCAAAGTTTTCAATCCGGTCACGTTTCGGGTTGTCGATAACTGAACGGCGGCGGGTGTCTTCCTGCCAGTAGATGGACAGGTTATCCAGACGGGTGATCAGCAGTGCATTCGGCGGGAAGAACGGCGCACGCACGGCCTGCAGGCCCCCCATGCGTTTCTGACTGATGATCATATCGGCAGCCAGTTTTTCACTGTTTTCCTGCTCTTTGTTGACCAGTGGGAAATACTTGTCAGACAACAGTTCACGACCGCAAATCACCACCAGATCGTCATCGTCCTGGTAGACCACGTCGATAAGCTCATTGACGGCATCCATCACCACGGCGTCCAGGTTGGCATATTCGCCACCTTTCCCGACTTTCACCGCACCCGGTGTGGTTTCACCGCCCGTGGTGGTGCTGCCCATGACGTGATCCGGTGCATCCTCACGGATTTTCTGCAGCCAGCCTTTATTCACATCCTGCAGCAGCGGGTTTTCGCTACGGTTTGAGGTTTTCGCACGCTTCACGCCGTTAAAGCCGATCATGATGCGGTCCAGTGCCTGACGTTTCACGATCGCGTCACGAATACGCACCTGGAAATCCTGAAACTTCGCCCACAGGTCCAGCTTCGCGTAGGTCAGCACCGTGTCAAAGTTGGTCTGCTCGCATTTGTATTCCACATCGACCATCAGCGTCGGATCGACAGGCTCACGCTCTTTTGCGGTGGTATCAGTGGTTCCGGCAATGGTGCTGCCAACACCCAGCCCCAGCAGCTGACCAGACTGCTCGGTCACTGGCGTGACGTTAATCAGCGTCAGGAAAGCGGCGGATTGCTGGATCTGGTCTTCCAGCGTCTGCTGCACAGACGGCTCCACGGTGAACTTGCTGGACAGTTCTTCAACTGCCACACCGTTCAGACGCGCCAGCTGCTGCAGGTAAGCGTTAAAAGCAAAGCGGGTATTCTTCTTCATCAGGTTTTGTGCTCCATCAGCAATTGGTCAGAGTGTCAGCGGGGGCGTTACCGCCTGTTGCACGCTGGCGGTAGTCCTGGCGGCTGTCTTCATGACTCAGCTTATTCACCAGTTCGTTAAAGGCGGTCTGCTGTGCCTGCAGGGCAGTCTCCAGCTCAGACAGACGTTCTTCCTGCTCAGACAGGGATTTTTCGGTGCGTGCGCTCAGGTTCTGCTGCTCAGTGGCGACCAGCTCCACGGCCTTATGCACATCAGAGAACCGGGCGTCATCGGACTGCTCTTTTTTGGTGAACAGCGCCGTGACACGGGCAAACAGGGACGGTTTGTCATCCTGGATTTCTTCCAGTTCGATCACCGTTTCCTCTGCAGCGGTAAAGAGATTGGCAGGATTCTGCTTGCGGTTTGCCAGCGGGTTATGGGCTGCACTGGCGCTGAATGTCAGCATTTCAGTGCCCAGACTGGCAGGGTCATCAGTGGCAGCCAGGCCGACCAGGTAGGCTTTGCCCGTATCAGCGAACTTCGGGCTGACTTCCATAGAGGTGAATAATTTCTGGCCTTTTTTCACCAGCTCCACCAGGGACTCCGTTGGCTCAACGTCGGCATACAGCGCCATCTTGCCTGCCAGCGGACCTTCCGTGATTTCTTCAGCAAACAGCGCCGTCACCTTGCCGTAGCGGTTAAAGGTGCTGTCCGGCAGATAAGACTTGATGTGCTCAAGGTTAATCAGCGCGGTGTACACCGTCGGGTTGTAGCTGGCTGCCATCTGTTCCAGCCATTCACGCTGGATTTCGCGTCCGTCGGTGGTGGCACCTTCCACCCCGATGCGAAAACGCTTTACTTTCACTGTCATGAGCCGTGCTCCGTTAGAAAAAACTTACTGGAGCCTTATGGTTGCGGTGATGGGGGCAGTGAAACAATGCGCGGTATTTGTACCGACAACCACACAAACCGCAGGCGGGGAAAGCCTTCATTCAAGGCTGTAGGTTTGTGCCATGAACACCACACTGACACCCGCAGATCTCGATCCCCGTCGGCAGGCCATGCTGCTGTACTTTCAGGGATACCGCGTAGCCCGCATTGCTGAAATGCTGGGCGAGAAAGTTGCAACCGTTCACAGCTGGAAAAAACGCGACAAGTGGGGTGACTATGGGCCGCTGGATCAGATGCAGCTCACCACCGCCGCACGCTACTGCCAGCTCATTATGAAGGAGCACAAAGAAGGGAAAGATTTCAAAGAGATTGACCTGCTGGCGCGCCAGTCGGAACGCCACGCGCGGATCGGCAAGTTTAACAATGGCGGCAACGAAGCCGACTTAAACCCTAACGTCGCCAACCGCAACAAAGGCCCGCGCCGTCAGCCGGAAAAGAATGTCTTCACCGATGAACAGATTGAGAAGCTGGAAGAAATCTTCCATTCCTCCATGTTCAACTACCAGCGCCACTGGTGGGAAGCCGGAAAAACCAACCGCATCCGCAATCTGCTGAAGTCACGCCAGATCGGCGCGACCTTTTACTTTGCCCGTGAAGCCCTGATTGACGCTCTGCTTACCGGACGTAACCAGATTTTTCTTTCCGCCAGCAAGGCACAGGCCCACGTCTTCAAACAGTACATCATCGACTTTGCCAAAGAAGTGGAGGTGGAGCTGAAAGGCGATCCGATGGTGCTTCCCAACGGGGCCACACTGTATTTCCTCGGCACCAATGCCCGCACTGCCCAGAGTTACCACGGTAACCTGTATCTGGATGAATATTTCTGGATACCGAAATTCCAGGAGCTGCGCAAAGTGGCATCCGGTATGGCTATTCACAAAAAATGGCGACAAACCTATTTTTCCACGCCATCCAGCCTGACACACAGTGCTTATCCGTTCTGGTCCGGTGCGCTGTTCAACCGTGGGCGCAACAAAGCCGATAAGGTGGACATCGACCTGTCCCACAACAATCTGGCCCCCGGCCTGCTGTGCGCAGACGGGCAATACCGCCAGATAGTCACCGTGGAAGATGCGGTGCGCGGCGGCTGTAACCTGTTCGACCTCGACCAGTTGCGCATGGAGTACAGCCCGGACGAATACCAGAACCTGCTGATGTGTGAGTTCGTAGACGATCTCGCGTCCGTGTTCCCGCTCAGCGAGCTGCAGGCGTGCATGGTGGACAGCTGGGAAGTCTGGACCGACTTTCATGCACTGGCCCTGCGCCCGTTTGGCTGGCGCGAGGTGTGGATCGGTTATGACCCGGCAAAAGGTACGCAGAACGGCGACAGTGCCGGATGCGTTGTGGTGGCTCCGCCAGCCGTGCCGGGCGGTAAGTTCCGCATTCTTGAGCGTCACCAGTGGCGCGGGATGGACTTCCGCGCCCAGGCGGACGCCATCAAAAAACTGACCGAACAGTACAACGTGACCTATATCGGCATCGACTCGACCGGCGTCGGTCACGGGGTTTATGAGAACGTGAAAGCGTTCTTTCCTGCCGTCCGGGAGTTTGTCTACAACCCCAACGTTAAAAACGCGCTGGTACTCAAGGCCTACGACATTATCAGCCACCGCCGTCTGGAGTTTGACGCCGGGCACACCGACATTGCGCAATCATTTATGGCAATCCGTCGCGCCACCACCGCCAGCGGCAACCGCCCGACCTATGAAGCCAGCCGCAGCGAAGAAGCCAGCCACGCCGATCTGGCCTGGGCAACAATGCACGCACTGTTTAACGAACCACTGCAGGGCGAGTCCGCCAATACAAGTAATATTGTGGAGATTTTTTGATGGGAAAGAGTAAGAAGAACCGCGCTGCGTCGCAGAACCAGACCCAGCATAAAAGCCAGACTTCAGCCGAAGCATTCAGCTTCGGCGATCCCATTCCAGTACTGGACCGCCGCGAACTGCTGGACTATGTGGAATGCGTACAGACAGATCGCTGGTATGAGCCGCCAGTGAGTTTTGACGGACTGGCGCGAACCTTCCGCGCCGCCGTGCATCACAGCTCACCGATTGCAGTAAAGTGCAATATTCTGACCAGCACCTATATCCCTCACCCGTTGCTCAGCCAGCAGGCGTTTTCACGTTTTGTGCAGGACTATCTGGTATTTGGTAACGCCTACCTGGAGAAACGCACGAACCGCTTCGGTGAAGTTATCGCCCTTGAGCCTGCTCTGGCAAAATACACCCGACGCGGGTTAGACCTGGATACCTACTGGTTTGTGCAATACGGTATGACAACCCAGCCGTATCAGTTCACGAAAGGCAGCATTTTTCATCTGATGGAACCGGACATTAACCAGGAGATCTACGGCCTGCCCGGCTATCTTTCTGCCATTCCGTCCGCCCTGCTCAATGAGTCCGCCACGCTGTTCCGCCGCAAGTATTACATTAACGGTAGTCATGCAGGCTTCATCATGTACATGACCGATGCTGCGCAGAACCAGGAGGACGTGAACAACCTCCGCAATGCAATGAAAAGTGCCAAAGGTCCGGGTAACTTCCGCAACCTGTTTATGTACTCGCCTAACGGCAAAAAGGACGGCCTTCAGATCATCCCTTTGTCAGAAGTTGCGGCGAAGGATGAGTTTCTAAATATCAAGAACGTGAGCCGGGATGACATGATGGCAGCACATCGCGTTCCGCCACAGATGATGGGGATAATGCCTAATAATGTTGGGGGATTTGGGGATGTAGAAAAAGCTAGTAAGGTATTTGTGAAAAATGAATTATTACCATTACAAAAAAGAATGAAAGAATTTAATCATTGGAGCGGTGAAGAAATTATAAAATTCGAGAGATATCAAATTTAGCAAAGTGCCTCTAAAAGAGGCGCTTTAAATCAAGTCTAATGTACTCTGTTTCCCTGGCCATTTTAGCTCTAACAAATACTCCCGAGACTCATTTATGATCATAATCACATCATCATAATCCCGTTTTGTTTTTAACGCTCTAGCCATGTTGCTCTTAACTAAATCAACTGTTCCCTCACAATTAAGATTAAGCGGATTATTAGGTAGGTGAGGTACAACCGCAAACACTGGTCTTTTCGCCTTATTTGCAAACTCAGCTTGAGTTATCGTTCCGCTATTTAACGCAGCCTCGATTAGAATTGAACCTGCAGATAATCCAACTTGTATCCGATTTCTTTGTACAAATGATTGTTTCTGGGCCGGTCGACCCATAGGATACTCAGAAATCCATGCACCACCTTTATCCAGAATCTCTTGAGCAAGTCGACTGTTTTGCTTCGGCTTAGCCTCCTCAAGACCATGCGCCAAGACAGCAATGGTTTTTCCTTTTGCTTGTAACGTTGCCTTATGAGCATTCGCATCAGTGCCTATTGCTAACCCACTTACAACAATATACCCAGCAGACACTATCTGATTAGTGATTCGCCTCGTTATTTCTTCCCCTGCAGGGGAAGTATCACGGGATCCTACAATTGCGACACCCGGCAATTCTTTTAGTATACTTTTATCCCCTTTTATGTAGAGAATTGATGGTGGATTAGGAGTAAACGCTAAACTAAGAGGATAGAATTCAGACCCATATGGTATTAGCTCCACACCATTAACATGGTGGTTCTCCAATTCAGCATTCGCTATTAGAAAATCAGTCTCAGATATTTTATCTTTTAGAAACCCGTGGCTATTAACCATCTCAGTTAAGTCGCGTATATCACGAATAACATCAAAATCAATAAGCTCAAAGAATTTCAATACACTTTGATCAGATGCTAGCTTCCCGATTTGAATAGCTAATCCAAGTGTATTTTTTAATTCTTCTGAGTGCACTTTGCTACTCCTCATAGTTTGCAGTTTCTAGCAGAGCTAATGGCATTATAACTCCAGCTCCTGCAGACTCCAGTAAATAAAAACACGCAGACAAACTACCGCCTGTTGTTTTAACATCATCTAGTAGTAACACATTTCGCCCCATGAGGTTACCACCCCTAACTCTGATACTAGACATGTGACCAGTAATTGAGCGATCTCCTCCTTCACGATGTGCGCTAGGAACAGTGCGTGTTCTTTCCAAACAGCAATCAACAATGCCCCGACGGTGAACATTTACGATTCGCTCGGCGACCTCAATCAAAGCCGGTGAAATTCTGCCTTCTGTGTGAGACGGGACGACTGCTATCGAAAAAGGAGACTCAACAAAACGCCCACCGCCACCTCTGATTACTAACCGCCCAACCTTATCTATAGCTAATCGAGAAAAACGGTTAATAGCCCTTTGATGATTACGATTATTTTCATCCTTAAAATCCATCATCTGCCTTGATAGTTCATCGCTATGAGGGTTGCGCTCTCCCAAATGCCAGTAGGGGTGATACAAGCCACACGATGTAACACTTACGGGTAAAAGCATTCTTTATTCTCATGTAGTCCTAACTCAAACAATGTTAAGCGAAATGATATTTCATAGACAAACATAAAATTAAGAATAATCTCAATGATCACATTTTTGATTATGAAACAAAGCCAAGAGTTAGCGCGCGCTCGTATCCCCGCCACGCCTGCCCGCTTTATGTAGCGGTTTTCATGCAGGCGCATGATCTACGCAAAATCCCACCAGTTCTGGCGTGCCTTAGCAAAAACGATCCGCAAACGATCATGCGATCTCATGCGGCATAGTCATGCACTTACGGGGGAAGTGAAATCCCGTAACCGAATGACCGCTTGAAAAACAAAACTCTCGTTTTTATAAAGCACAAAGTCCGCTTTGAGCAAAGCGGACGTTAATAATTTTACTGACTATCCCTAGTACTTCTAATAATATTGCCTATGTTAATCAACAAAAAGTTAATCAGTTCCCTCAGTAAAGAATTTGATTGCGCTAGTTAGTACATAGTCAATAAAAAACTTTACGTGAAAAACCTGAAAGGAGTTATTGGCTGCGTTTTGAGTGAAATCTACAGCTATCTCTTTTAGGTTAATCAACCAGTTGTATTCTTCGGTCAGTCTGGTTCTAGCATCCCCATCAGAATAACGATTCCGCAAGCTAAATGCCAGTTTCCTCATGAGGACTGGGTCAAGTTTCCTATAGCTTTCAATGAAAACTTCAGGAGGAACCAAGTGTAAAAAAGGCACGTTATGAAGATTTAACTGCCTATTATTAGAATGACTCAATTCAGATACAAACGATAAGTTTCCCCTTTGCAACTCATCGCTGAACTGCAACGCAAATTCCGGAATTGATTCATCAAACCGTTTCTTCTTCGCTATCTCAATATGCTCAATAATGAGTTTGAATTCATCGCTATCCCTGTCAAGAAAACCAAAGCCACGCCATGCCCTTAATTCGTTATAATGCGTTTGCGCATATTCCTTATGTATATCTTCAGCTCTAAGTCTATTATAATAATTATTTATATTCTGTTTTGTCTCATTTATGAGATCATGAACATCATCTGTTGTTAGACCTTCTTTCGCCATGTCCAGCAAAATACTCGCGGTCATCAGGAGTTCACCTAAGGAAGTGATCTTACCTGAAAATAGATTATCCTTGGCAATGGCGTACTGCTCATTAAGCATAGTTTCATTAAGTTCTCGATAGTTCCACAAATACTCCCATGCTTGGGCATCGGTGCTTCTAAAAAATCGCGTAATATCCAACTGAGCGAGAAGTTCACTCGTTACCTTTCCATCACAGATTAGCTCCCTCCAGTACGCACCATCCAGTAACTTCTCGGTTAATACAGGAGATGAATATTTCTCGACGATCATGTCATACTTAGTTTTGGTACGCTCTTTACCTAAAAACATACCATAATTAACATTGCTGATTGAATCGAAATCCTCGTAGTTAAGGTTCCCTCCCCGGTACTCTATCGAGAAAATTAACAACTGCTGGAAAAATACCCTCATAAAATCGTCGTTGCTGACATATTTATTTCCCAAAAGGGAAATGATGCGTTGTACATCAAGAAAGAACTGCCTCAAGTGTCTTAGATTATTATATTTTGCCGACACATAGATGTCTTCTATGGCCTGCATATCTTCTTTAAATATATTAGCAACGTGTAAACTGCTAATTACGCCCAAAAAAACATTACAAGCACTATGTAAATCTGACGTTACTTCAAATGTTTTACCAACAAGCTTTTCTTTTGTTCTCATGTATTCGCTGCTAGATTTCTCATCATCATTATTTATTCGCTTTTCTCTATTGATTATTTCTTCTTCATTGGCAACCAAGATCGCTTTGTATCCGTTTACTTCTACAAAGTGGTTTATATATCCAAATAAAATTGGTAAATCTATACCAGCTCTCTCGATATCATCAAAGACCAGCACAAAACCATCTGGTTTTCTACTAAAATCGTTAAGATTAATGGTGGGAACATTGGTATTGACATCAACGTCAGATTTATTATCGCCATTGAGATCGATCTTGAAAGTAGCCTTAAGCGTATTTTTTAGTACATTTGCACCAAAGATAAGGGCTTTGTTTGATAGGACAGGATGAAGTTGACGATAGAACTCATCTTCAATCTGCTTAATAGAGTTGACGCCATACAAACTCACTTTTAGAAATTTAAACTCTGAATTCTTCTGCTTATATTCTTCAAGAACTTGTTCAATGAACCAAGTTTTACCCGATCCCCAAGCACCTTTAAGCATAATGGCGTATTGAGGTTCAGTTGTAAGGCTAAGGTAATATTCTATATAGTCTTTGATGTACGTATTGTTCATTTTTAGTCCATTTTGATAAAATACATAAACATAGATGGTAAGTAGAGCCAAAGGCCAACTATGGAAAATTCAATCGGTAGTGTACATTGTAAGGTTATTATTAGTAAATTTTATAGAAATGCCCATAATCTTACAAAATTCAGATTATCCGTTGCGAATTAGTCTGCCATTCGTTAATTAACGAAAGTTAGCAGAAGAAACGTTTGCATCTTGCACAAAGCAGACGATCATTTATCAAAATGACCTTACACCTTATTTCACTCGTTGCCCAAACTAGCCCCCATCAGAATGAATCCTCCTGGGGGCAACGTTTCTTAATGCAGCCAGCTGTCGTCTTCCCACACCTTCTGCATAATTTTCATCACTTGTTTTCTTTCTTCGTCCAGTTGCAGTCCGGTCAGTTCCACACCGTTAGAGCTACCTTTGCGGATACGAATTACCGTTTTGGGATACAGGGGGCGCAGATTGCGGTAAAGCTCGGATTCAAGGGCGTCCAGTGTAGACTGGCTAATCTTCTGCTCTTTATCGATCATTATTTCAATGCGCATAAAAGTCACCTCAGCTGATGACATCCATTGAGCGGTTGTATTCGTGGCTTCTGATTTTTGCCATGAGTTCATCAGTCAATTCAGAAACCCACTGCAGAGCCAGCCCCTTCTCTTCATCACTACACTCACTAGCCGCTACAAGCTTAAGAAAAAAATCAATGCGCTGGAGCTTCAAAGACTCCAAAAAATAGTCCTGCATCTTTCCTCCTATGACACCACACGCAATGCTGTACGCATAACCACTGTTTATATTTACAGTATATAATAATCTTACTGATGTAAAACGTTTTTTTACGCTTATCAGCCTGATATGCCTGGTATTATTAAGAGCACGAATTGTTAGCCAGCGTAATTAATACAGGTTCCGCCACTTATCATCTTCCTGCAAACGCTGGTTCCAATAGAAGATACGCAGGCCTGCTCCTGACGGAATACTGCCGCCGCGAAGGAGTAAATCGACCTCTTTCTCGCTGCCATCAAATCCTCTGGATTTCAGTTCATAGACGAGCTGCTGTCGTTGATGGTCTGTAATTCGCTGTTTGTAGTCTCTACGTCGTTTCGGTTTCACCAGACGTAACCTTGCAGCCAGTTCCCGGCGCTCCTTTTTGTTCATACTGTGCAGGTAATCGTGCAACTCCTTGTCATCCATGCGGGTAAAGTCCGTTCTGGGGTCCCCATCAGCTGATTTATCTTTCTCCTGTTGGTTCAAATTTTCAGCAAGGGGACAGTTATTGCCACGAGTCCAAGGGGCGCAAGCGCCCTGGTCGGCTGCCGCCTCCTGAACATCAACGGCCTTACGAACCATTTTCCACTTCACGGCATGAGTGCAGATCTTGCCCTCTGCAATAGGTGACCAGATGCCATAAATACGAATGCCGTGATCGCCATAGGCGGTCGGCTCTTCGTTGATTTCATAAGCGGTTCTGATGAGGTGATATTTGCGGGGAACCAGTACGCCGCCCTGCTTCATGATGTAGGTGGCAAAACAACCAGCATCAGCAGCAGCCAGGATGGCATCAAGGCGTGGGTTATCCAGTACCGGCGCACCTGCTTTTTTGTCCCCCTGTTGCCTTGCCGCCTGACCAGCCAGCAATCGCAGTTCACGGTAAGCCTGACGCCCCGGAATGCCAAAGAAGCGGAATTGCTGAACACGATGCAGAGACGCCCAGGCATTAACGTATTCAGCATTATCACGCAGGGATTTCCCCGTTTCCTTGCTGATCTCGCCAGCCAGACCACGCCCATCAATGTTCTTACTGATGTATTTCGCGATGTAGCTTGTTGGCGTTCCTTTGCGCGGGTTAATCAACTCAGACTTAAAGCGCGGCCCAGTGTTATTGCCCAGCTCCTCGCGGTCTTCACGGATGGCAAACTTACGCAGTAATGCAGTGATGGCACGGCGGTCTTTTTTGCGCATGAAACACAACAGGTGCCAGTGAACTGTGCCGTCATGATGCGGCTCAGCCACCCGCACGCCATACCAGCGCAACCCGGCTTTGTGCATCGCCTTACGAAATGCAGCAAACATGCCGACCAGATAATCGCTGCTTTGTCTTACCGTCGCGTTTGTCCAGGTCGGGTTTGGTCTGCCGTTATTGAGCGTGGAATGGAAACGTGACGGACAGGTGATGGTGTAGAAAACGGCGCAGTCACCGCGCATTTCCGCGATAAGCTCCAGACCTTTAACACAGGCCATCATCTCATTGCGGCGATGCGCCGGGTTGCTGCTGCTGGCGTTTACCACATCCTCCATGTCCAGCGTGTCGCCGTCTTCGTTCACCAGTTCATGAGAACGGAAAAACTCCAGCGACTTACGGCGCTGCTCACGTTTATGCATCACGGCTTCATAGCTGACATAGGGAGATGCTTTTTTGCTGACCAGGCAGACAGCACGCAACTGCTCTTCCCGCCATTCGCAACGCATCTTCCATAATTTCCGATACCACCAGTCGGCGCACAACATACGCGCCAGCGAACCCGGAATGAGTTCATAGGGCACGGGTTTACGGCGGTTTCTTTTCCGACGGAGTTGCTCAAACGCAGGAGGGATTACATCCAGACGCAGGGTTTCCGCTGCCACCTTTTCCCATGTCTTGCGGATTTCTTCTGGCTTAACGTCATCGGTGGCATACAAATCACCACAAGCTGCATCAAGGCACATGCTCATATGCGCGGCAACAAGGGTAGACAGGCGCTTCACCTGATCCTGACTCATTTCAGGCAGGATCAGCAGGCCGTCCAGCCCTTCATGGCTTGCCATAAAGCGAAAAGAAGTGGATAGCTGACTCTCGCGTACATGTTCCAGTCGTTCCAGACATGGCTTAATCGTCTCACGCAAATAGCGGGAATAAGCCTTTGGCCTGCCCAGGCTGCTGAAGTATTCAATACGTTGCATCAGCGGCTTGCTGATATGGGAAGGCTGGGCGTTGACGTCCGCCAGAATGACCATATCCGGATTAAAACGCTGCTGCTCATGCGCCAGCTTTGCCCGACTAATGAGCTTATCCTGCTCGATTTCGCGCTGGACAGGATCACGGGATTCATTAAAGAAATAACGCTCCCAGACCTGATCACTCAGCGCCTCACGGCGCAGCTGTTCCTGCTCGTTATCGGCAGCGTACAGAGTGATCAGGTTTGAAAGCGCAGAAACCGGCGCAACTTCCGCCGGGTCCAGATAAGGGTTAATGGCCTTTTTCGGGCTGCTCCATGAGAATGCTGCTGCGACCTCGTTAAAGCCGCTGCAGTTGTTCATATCAGCATGGCTCATGCACGCACTCCGTACACGGCAGAACTATCCACGCCACGCGAAGGATCAAATCCCACCCAGCAGCGCGGCCCGGAAACAGCGATGATTTCTGTTGCTGATTTACACTCGCCAGCTGCCACACCGATGCTGCGTTTTACCTTGATATAGTGGTGAGTAAAATTGCGATACAGCGAACGAATCAGGGATGTGTCACTGTTAGAAACAATGACCGGATGTCCTTCAGATGATCGATGTTCAAGAACGGATGCCAGGTGATACTGGTCATCTTCAGTGAAACCATCAGTGTGATAGCCGGAAAACGTACCGTCATAAGGCGGATCGCAATACACCACATCCCCCGCCTTCAACATCGCCAGCGTTTCATCAAAGCTGGCGCAGATAAACGTTGCCCGCTGGGCTTTTTCTGCAAATGCGCGAATTTCTTTTTCAGGGAAATACGGATTTTTATAATTCCCGTAGGGAATGTTGAAATGTCCGCTCTTGTTATAACGACATAACCCACGGTAACCGTGACGATTGAGATACAGGAAATATACTGCTTTCATGAAATCAGTAATTTCAGATGAGTAATTAAACTCCTGCCTTATGTTGTAATAAGCCACCTCCCTGTTTGCTTCCTCAAATAAGACTCTGGCACGAGATATAAATGATTCGCAATCAGCGGCAATCTTTTTATAGAGGTTGATTAAATCAGGATTAATATCAGCAACCAGATAGCTGGGGTAATCCGTCGCCATCATCACAGCACAGGAACCCGCGAAAGGTTCAACCAGTCGCGGGCCAGCAGGAAGGTGTTTTTTCAGTTCGGACATAATGGCGGTTTTATTACCCGCCCATTTCAGGATGGTGCTCATACAGCACCTCCGTTGTAATGTTTGCCTTTCAGCTCTGCGATTTCCTGGCAGGTAATGCAAAGCTGCACTCCCGGAATGGCGCGGCGTCGTGCTGGCGGAATTGGCGCTTCACATTCAATACAAAGCACGCGAGACACGCCCGGTGTTTTGGCACGGGCAGCACGAATATGGCGCTGGCGTTCTTCTTCAACGCGCTGCTGTACGAGATCCATTGCATCAGCCATTAGTGGATCTCCTGCGCTTCGTTCTGGATTGCTTCAGCAGTTACACGCAGCAGTTCTGCCGCTTCGACGTGGTTTAGCTGGCGGGATGTGATATGACACGCCAGGCTATCAAGGCGAGCTGCCATTGCTTCAGCCCTTGCCCGGCGTTCTTCCAGACGAGCCTCTGTCAGTAAAATATTAAGCCCTGCGTCATCCGGTCCGGTTTTAGTCGTGAGGATTTCAATATTACGCATAATCAATTCTCCTGAATTTAGATAAAGGGATGCCCGGCGGGTTTACGCCATTAATTTCATTAGTTGGTTAATTCGGCATGGTTAGCCGTCTGGGAAATAAGCTCACCACCGCACGAAAATGATTCATTGCTTTAATCAGCTCCCGCTTTTCGTCAGTGGTCAGCTCATTAATGCTGATGCTATGACGTTCAGCTGGAATTTTTGCCATAAAGAATATAGCAGCCAGTGCCCGTTTATTTTGTTCATTATTGATATCCCGTGGATCACGCATATCTTTAATAAACCGCTCAAGCTCTGACTCAATATTCAAACCAAAAACTTTCGCCCTTAACTCCGCAATATGATTAAGTCCATTCAGGCGTTCACCGGGTCTTAATGGAACAGTCGCCGCAGCGCCTTCAATAGCCATTTGTTCCCCCATTTTTTCGTAGATAGTTCTGCCAGCAATTCATCTTGTGAACGGCACGGATGCCAGCGTTTACCATCCTCACCCATGATCCAGCCGTGACCGTAGTGCATTGCCGGACTTTGTTTTACCAGCAGCGATGCAAATGATGGTTCTTTCGTCAGCATAAGCACCTCACAGCAAACCGAATGAAGCACCGAGGCCAGTCACGGTATCAACTGCACTCGCCATCGCAGGATTAGCCTGTAAACGGGCCTGCAATGAAACAGCGGCCAGCGCCATCAGTCGTGTTACAGAGTTAATGCTGCTGATAGCATCACGACGACCTGCACTGGTTTTTACATCGCCAGATACCGCACCTGCAGCAACACGCCCGATCTCTGCGGTTGCACTCATGACATAATGCGGCAGTTTCTCTTTTGCCACCTCATTAATCGGTACACATGGCAGGCAGTGAATCTGTGCCAGAAAGCCATCTACCAGCGTTGAATCTTCAGTCAGATCGGTAAGCAACCAGATTTCTGGTGCGGTTAATAAATGAGGTTGAGCTGGGTTCAGCTTGTTCCGCAGAATCTGTACATTCATGCCTGCACGTTCTGCCAGTCGCACCAGGTTGTGGCGCAGTGCGAATGCACGACAGGCTTCGTCAAAATGTGGATGTTTGGAAACTTGGTAATCAAACATAGTCGACACCCCTGATGTATCCCAAAATGGAACTAGTTGAATACAACATTGCAATCAGTAAGTGCATCAACGGTAAGAGCAGCAAGGTTGATCATTACCTTTTCTCTTTTCTTGTCTTTCCGAAGGCGATGGCGAGGGATGCGACCATCAGCCAGCATATCGTTGATGGTGTCGATAGAAAGACCAGTAAGTTCGCTATAACGCTCAATTGTGACGTGTGGCGTATTCAGAGTTATTGAAATGTTAGGGGTCATGATGCAACATCTCCTATTGGCTTGTGGTGAGCCTGTAGTAATCGTGACAAGTACCCAAACGGGGACAAAATTGATACTAGGATCGCAAAAGAGATATGTCAACATCAAAGTACCCAAATGAGATCAAAATAAATCCCAATAAAGGTGGTAAGGCTGCGATTGAGCGATTAGTCGAAGCTTATGGCTTTACGACACGACAGGCTTTAGCTGATCACTTGGAAGTATCAAAAAGCACTCTGGCGAACAGGTATTTGCGGGATACGTTTCCTGCAGACTGGATAATCCAATGTGCTCTTGAAACAGGAACCTCACTGAAATGGTTAACCACCGGGCAAGGCCTTAAGCAAAGCTCGCTGACAGCAGCTACAGAAGAGCTTGCCAAGTTTCGCCTTACCGCAGGCAAAATGATTGAAGATGGTTCATATGTCTTCGATTCATCATTTCTTCCTGCAAATCTTTCATCACCAATTGTTATTCAGGATGGGCTCGTCACATACATTTGTGATCAAAAATTTTCTGAAGTACTTGATGGGCACTGGTTAATCAACATCGACGGAACCTATTCCATTCGAAAAATCACAAAGCTTCCAAAAGGTATGATTAAAATTACAAGTACAGAGAATAGCTTTGAATGTGCATTTTCTGATATTGAAGTAGTTGCTTGTATAAGAAGTACAATAGTTTCAAATTAATATAGTAAAAGGATTTAAAAATGAATTCATTTTCCATCGTTATATTCTTATTAGCATTTCTCGCCCCCATTCTAGCTGTAATATTATTTAAGCAAAGCAAAAAACATAAAGCGGCTATAGATACCTTGACAGCTAACAACATAGCCCTTTCCAACCAACTGAAAGAAAATCAAGAAGAATTAGCACAGACTGTACGAGATCTATCAGAGCTTGAAGGACGAGCTGCACCATTATGGCAATACGTAGAATTGCACAGCGCAGTGATGGAAGCAGAGAATAAGATAAAAAATGCAGACTCAATAGCCAGGCAAAAAATAGAAGAAGCCCAAATAAAGGCTGCTAAGACAGTAAACGAAGCAAATTATCAAGCTCAGATAAAAATAAGCAACGCTAATAGCGAAGCTATAGCAATTACTAAAGACGCTCGCGATGCACGCCTGAAAGCTAAAGAACGTCTTGATAATGCCAATAGTAAAGCAAATGAGCTGATCTCAAATGCTAATGACAATGCAGTGAAAATTATTTCCGATGCAGAAGAAAGAGCAAAAGAGATTGCTGGTTCAGCATATGAAGCTAAAGAGTTTGCAGAAAAATATGAAGCAGTTGCCAAATCAATGAAAAATAAAATTGAAGGTTATGGTGATGAATGGATCATCCCTAACCGTAGCGTTCTCGATGAATTGGCAGAAAATTATGAGTTTACAGATGCAGGCAAGGAATTACAAAAAGCCAGGGAGTTAACAAAATCATTAATAAAAACTAATAAAGCTGCTTCGTGTGATTATGTTGAACAAAACAGGCGTAATACTGCTATCAACTTTGTTTTAGATGCCTTCAATGGAAGAGTTGACAGTATTTTATCAAAAGTCAAACACAACAATTTTGGAAAACTTTCCCAAGAGATAAAAGATGCGTTTCAACTTGTAAATTACAATGGTTCTGCCTTTAGGTCCGCAAAAATAAGTGACATCTATCTTCAAGCTCGACTCAACGAGCTAAAATGGGGTGTTGCAGTTAATGAAATTATGCTCGAAGAAAAAGAAGAGCAAAGAAGGATTAAAGAACAACTTCGTGAAGAGGAAAGAGCTCGTAGGGAGTATGAAAAAGCGATAAAAGAAGCTGAAAAAGAAGAGAAAGCTATTCAGCAAGCTATAAATAAAGCAACAAAAGAGCTTATGCTTGCAAATGAAGAACAACGCTTAGCTTTAGAGCAAAAAATAGCTGAACTACAGTTAAAATATGAAGAAGCTGAAGCTAAAAACCAACGAGCTATTTCTATGGCTCAACAAACTAGATCAGGCCACGTTTATATAATTAGTAATATTGGCTCATTTGGCGAAGATGTATATAAAATTGGAATGACACGCCGCCTTGAACCACTTGATCGTGTTCGTGAACTCGGTGATGCTAGTGTTCCTTTTTCGTTCGATGTTCATGCGATGATTTATAGTGATGATGCACCATCATTAGAAAATCATCTGCATAAAGTCTTCAACGAAAAACAGGTCAATAAAATTAACTCACGAAAAGAGTTTTTCAACGTAAATATTAAAGAAATTAAGTCTGTTATTGAAGATATGAACATCAACGCACAATGGACAATGTTTGCGGAAGCGAAAGAATATAGAGAGTCACTGGCGATTGAGCAAGAGCGCAAAGCAGCAACTTCCGCCAACGATGAACTGCATGTTGCTTAGCAATGTATGTTTCATAGTAATCACACATTGATTACTGGTTGTATATACAGTTAAATTTAGCCCTCTGATATGAGGGCTTTTTTATGGCAGTACGAAAACTCACCACAGGAAAATGGCTTTGCGAATGTTACCCCGCCGGACGTAGTGGACGTCGTGTGCGTAAACAATTCGCCACCAAAGGCGAAGCTCTGGCTTTTGAGCGTCACACGATGGAAGAAACCGAAGCAAAGCCCTGGCTGGGTGAATCAGTGGATCGTCGAACACTGAAAGACGTGGTTGAACTATGGTTCAAACTACATGGTAAATCTCTGACAGCTGGGCAGCATGTCTATGACAAATTGCTGTTGATGGTTGACGCTCTGGGCAATCCCCTTGCAACCGATCTCACCTCTAAAATGTTTGCCCACTATCGAGATAAACGTCTGACAGGAGAGATCTACTTCAGCGAAAAATGGAAGAAAGGAGCAAGCCCGGTCACCATTAACCTGGAGCAAAGCTATCTAAGTAGTGTTTTTAGCGAACTATCCCGCCTGGGCGAATGGTCGTATCCGAACCCACTGGAGAACATGCGAAAATTCACCATCGCAGAAAAAGAGATGGCATGGCTTACCCATGAGCAGATTGTTGAATTGCTGGCTGATTGCAAACGTCAGGACCCAATTCTGGCACTGGTAGTTAAGATATGCTTAAGCACAGGCGCACGTTGGCGTGAAGCCGTAAATCTTACCCGCTCACAGGTGACCAAATACCGAATTACCTTTGTAAGAACGAAGGGGAAGAAAAACAGAAGCATCCCTATCAGTAAAGAGCTTTACGAAGAGATCATGGCGCTTGATGGGTTCAATTTCTTTACAGACTGCTATTTTCAATTTTTATCCGTGATGGAAAAAACGTCTATCGTGCTCCCTCGCGGTCAACTGACACACGTTCTGCGCCATACGTTTGCGGCGCACTTCATGATGTCGGGTGGAAATATCCTGGCCTTACAAAAAATTCTCGGGCATCACGATATAAAAATGACTATGCGTTACGCACATCTGGCACCGGATCACCTGGAAACTGCATTACGGTTTAATCCGCTGGCAACACTACCAACATCAATAGCAAGTTTTTGA